CCAAAACTCAAGTTATCAAAACCTAATGTACTACTCGTTCTACCTTCTACACTACCTGGTGTACCCTCCCTTGATAATCTTGGACTTTTTAAATTTGGTTGTTCCATATCCATATAACTTGATACTTCTGCATCATCAGCAAATGTATTAGAACGTTCTTTATTAGAAGGGACGTTTATAACAAATTTGGGTTTTTGACGTATTGGACCACTTTCATCATCACCACTACTAAAACCGTCAGGTTGACTATCACTGCTATTATCTATAGGTTTAATATCTTGTGTATCCATACCTTGGCTATCACTACTATCACCGTAGGTTAGTTGGCTATTATCACTACTATAGTCTTGACTTGAATTCGGGTCTTCGGTATCACTTGATGGTGGTGACATATTATTACTTTCGGTTGCATGAGCTATTGGTATTACAGGAGAACCAGACGTATCAGTTTCTACAGAATCTTCAGGTGTTGGCAACTCTTTAAGCATTTTATTTTTTAAATGTATAGCTGTGTTAACTTGCGAGTCTTTCTTCTTTTTTTCAACCCCTTCTTGCTTCGTATTGTCTTCCGCCAATAAATTATTATATACAATTTGAATATCATTATTAGAAATATTAATAATTTCTGTATTATTAGTTGATAAAGTGGAAATAAGTAAATTTATATTAGCTTCGGTGGTTGATGTATCATCAAATGTTGTATCATTTACCCCTATTTCAAATTCTTCCCAAAAATGATTTTCAAATTCTTTTTTAAATTTATTTTCATAAACTTCAATATCAAAACAATCTGCATCTGCATCACTACATAATTCGTATATATTATCATCACCCGCACCAGCAGCAGGAGGAGCACCACCATCTGTACGTCCAGCCATTGCTGTACGTCCAACCATTTCCATTGCCATCTTTCTATAAGCATTAAGAGAAATATGGGTAAAAAAAGTAGCTATTTGTATTATTGCATTAAGATAGGGTAAATTGCTGGTAGCTTTTGGACGAGGTACTTTTGCGTTTAATACATCTACCCGTCTTTTTAACATATTAATTATTTCTTTTTTACGGTTATTTATGGCTGTATCACTATAATCGTATAAAGGACGAGTTTCTGTTTTTCCTGGAAAAGCTACATTAGTAGTACTACATTTATCGTTATCTTTTTTACTCGGCTTTACCCATACAGCTTGGTCATCTCTATCTCCTGGTTTCTCTGGTTCATCTGGATGTCCATTTTTATAACAACATTCTCTTTTTGAATCTTTTACTTGTTTCAATATCTTTTCTACATTTTTTTCATTAACTTGCCATTTATTATTTTTAAAAGAAATAATCTCGATATTGGATTTCTCACTATTACAACAGGTACAAGAAGGTGCATATATATTTTTTCTATCATCCTTATTAATATCAATTGTTCGTTTATCTTCAGTTTCAATAAACCCAAATGTTATCATTACTTGATATATATTTAATAAATGTTCACAAGGTGCTCCACAATTATAAGATTGCATGTTATGTAAACATAATCCACATATATAACATTTATGAGTGGCAGGCCATTGATCTGTATCAAAAGCTATATCACATTGTTTATCATCTGCAGTTGGGTTAATGATATTACGTGCATCTAATGCTCTATATAGAGAATCAGAATTTTTTTTGGTACGACTGAAACGTAATTTACCTTCGGGTGTTAAACATGTTTCTATAAATGATTTGATTATTGAAGTATACGAAATAGATTTCACTTTATTCTTCGTTGAAGAAGAATCTTTAATCCAGGTATTTAATAAGTCTTTAAGTTGTTTTGAACGGTCATTGGGTGAATTACGTAACTCTAATGGAACAGCTTTACTTAATAAGATAGAAATATTATGTATTGTTTCATATAAGTCTTTTTTTAATTTCTCTTTATCTTTACCGTCAGTACAACCTTTTATAATTGCATTAAATTTGGCTGCAATTATTTGGTATGTAGCTTCTAGGCTTTTAAAACAATCTTTTGCTTTATTTTCTAATTGTTTTTTTGATAATTTTTTAACTTTTATCTTAATCTTTGGTTTTGGTTTTGCTTTTGGTGTTGCTTTTGGGGGCATAGTATTTATATAATCAAGATAAAAAAAACAAACTCGTAACTGTTTAAAAAATTCTGTCTAAACCAAGATTATAGAAATGTCTTCACCTAAAACAATAGGATTGCCAGATAATATTCATATATCAAAACCAGCTTTCCAGAAAATGTTGTTTATAACAAATGCTCTGGAGCAAGGTTGGACAGTCCGCAAATCGCAAGAATCCTACATATTCACAAAAAAACACGAAAACCGCCAAGAAATATTTCAGGAGAATTATTTAGAAACATTTGTTGCATCAAATTTGTCCACCGATTATGTTTTGAGTAGTCAAGTTTAGTAGTAAGACTGATTACTCATATATAACAAAAACAGTGATGTAGATTATTTTCTCTGCATAGTATGAAGAAGAAACATGAAACCCTGAAATAGGTAAATCATAAATATTTGTTGTTATTAATTTGTAATGGATAACCAAGTAGTGATTTATTTAGGAATATTTGAAATAAAAAGAAGTATTAATTTTTCTTTTTATTTATTTCTCTCAAATTTTTTTCTTTGTATACCTTATAATCCATACATAATGGCTGGAGGTTTAATGCAACTCGTCGCCTATGGCGCACAAGACGTGTTCCTTACCGGAACCCCTGAGATTACTTTCTGGAAGGTGTCTTACAGACGCCACACCAACTTTGCCATGGAATCCATTGAGCAAACATTTTCCGGTCAAGCCGATTTCGGCCGCCGTGTAACATGCACAATCAGCCGTAACGGTGATCTTGCCTACCGTACCTACCTTCAAGTTACTCTTCCTGAGATCAACCAAGGTATGTCCAAGGCTGTTGATGATTCTGTCTATGCCCGTTGGTTGGACTTCGTCGGTGAGCAACTTGTTGCCCAAGTTGAGGTTGAGATTGGTGGTCAACGCATTGACCGTCAATACGGTGACTGGATGCACATCTGGAACCAACTTACCCTTTCCAAGGAGCAACAAGCTGGTTACTACAAGATGATTGGTAACACCACACAACTTACATACCTTACTGACCCCACCTTTGCTGATGTCTCTGGTCCCTGTGCTGCTGGTGGACCCGCTCAAGTCTGTGCCCCTCGCAAGGCTCTTCCTGAGACCACTCTCTATGTTCCCCTTCTTTTCTGGTTTTGCCGCAACCCCGGACTTGCTCTTCCTTTGATTGCTCTTCAATACCACGAGGTCAAGATCAACATTGACTTCCGTCCTATTGGTGAATGTCTTTGGGCTATGAACAAGATGACCGGTGCTGACGGTGTCAGTTCTTCCGGTGCTTACCAACAATCCCTTGTTGCCGCTTCTCTCTATGTTGACTACATCTTCCTTGACACAGATGAGCGCCGCAAGATGGCTCAAAACCCCCATGAGTACTTGATTGAGCAACTTCAATTCACAGGTGATGAATCTGTCGGTTCCTCTTCCAACAAGATCAAGCTCAACTTCAACCACCCTTGCAAGGAGCTTGTCTGGGTTGTCCAACCTGATGCCAATGTTGACTACTGTGCTTCTTTGGAGGGTGGTACTCTTCTTAACAAGACATTCGGTGCCCAACCTTTCAACTACACTGATGCTGTAGATGCTCTTCCTAATGCCATCCACGCCTTTGCTGGTGATACAACTGCCAGTGGTGCCAATGCTTTCATTGACGGTTCTGGTCTTTTTGAGACTACAGCTGGTGAAGGTGCTGATGTCAATAATGGAGCAACTCCCGTCCTTGGAGCCGCTCTCTCTGATGCTGGTTCCTTCGTCCTTGCCGAGTCTGCCCTTGACATGCATTGCTGGGGTGAGAACCCTGTTGTCACCGCTAAGCTCCAACTTAACGGCCAAGACCGCTTCTCCGAGCGTGAGGGTTCCTACTTTGACATGGTCCAACCCTTCCAACACCACACACGTGCCCCCGATGCCGGTATCAACGTGTACTCCTTCGCCCTTCGCCCCGAGGAGCACCAACCTTCTGGCAGCTGCAACTTCTCCAGAATTGACAACGCTGTCCTTCAACTTGTCCTTTCTTCCGGAACTGTCTCTGGTACTGCCACCGCCAAGGTCCGTGTCTACGCTGTTAACTACAACGTTCTCCGTGTCATGTCGGGCATGGCCGGCGTGGCTTACAGCAACTAAATTAACTGCATTATGCTGTTAATAATGGTTTTATTAATCACTAAAAAAATTTAATATTATAAATTTTATAATATTAAACAATATTAAACATTTAGTCTAATAATAATATATATCATTAGATGAGTCTGATCGATACTTGTGAGTTTAACAGCGTTGTTCAAAAACTTCGTAGTTTTTTTACAAGTAAAGGGTTTTTGGAGGTGCATACACAAAACCGATTAAGTATTCTAGCAGCATGTGAAGATCCATCCACAATTTCTACTTATAGCTATGCTGGTCAAGTATGGCCATTGCCACAAACAGGACAAATGTGGTTAGAGTATGAAATGTTAAAACATCCGGATAGAGCCCCCGGATACTTTTGTGTAAGTACCAGTTATCGTAACGAACCAAACCCTGTAGCGGGAAGACACGACCTAATATTTCCAATGTTTGAATTTGAATTAAAAGGAGGTATGGATGATATGGTAAAACTTGAAAAAGAATTAGTTGAATATTTAGGTTTTGGTGAAGAATCCAAATTTGTTGAAGTTGATTATAGTGAAACCGCTAAGAAATATGATACACCCGAGTTAGAACATGAACACGAAGAACGACTATGTGAAGAACACGGTCCAGTTGTATTTTTAAAAGATTTCCCTGTTGAAACATCCCCTTTTTGGAATATGAAAATGCATGATGATAAAACAAAATCGCATAAAGTAGATGTTTTACTATGGGGTGTAGAGACAATTGGTTCAGCCCAACGCTCAACTGACCCAGAGGTAATGAGAAACCAATTTTACTCAATTAGTGATAAAGGATACAGTAAAATCTTGTTTAGTAATTTTACTAAGGACCGTGTACAAAAAGAATTAGAAGAATTCTTGAGTTTTAACTTTTTTGAACGTTCTGGTGGAGGTATTGGAATGACACGCTTAATCCGTGCAATGAAGAAAAGTAACTTAATTTAATTTCCTATAATTATAATAAAACAAACATAATTTGAATGGATTAAAGAATAATGTAGATATTGAAAAATGATTAGCCCCCAAACATTTGTAAAATTCAACATCTTGATTACTACGAATGCCACCCCCAGCTATGATTTCAACATCGTCATATTTTTTTAAATGTTTAATAAGAATAATGTTATATGGAATTAATGAAATACCACTAAGACCACCATTTCTTACAGGAATTGTATTAGAACAATGAAATTGACGAAATCCTTGTTTATAATAGCTATCAATTAATGTTTTATCACATGTAGGTGATAATTTTATAATACACCATTTTCTATCTTTATTCAAAAAATTTTGTAAACCATATTTTACCATACTTTTTTCTGCATTAGGACAACTTACATTTAATTCAATATTCATATTTTTTGGAATTTTATTTAAAATAATTGGAATATCGGTTTCATGTAATATTGCAATACTACATATATCTTTGTTATTATGATTTTGTATTGCCCAATCAATTCCTTTATTACGGAGACCAATTTTATTCACCCAACCTTGATTTTTAAATGAATATCGTAATGTTTTTATAATTTGCATAAATAAACCTTCACGTGGTTCTAACGTAAAACTACCTTTAACTGAAACACTATTAGGTAAATTAATATAATTACCGAATGGAGGACTTATAAAAAGCATATAGAAATAATAATGTATTTTTTATATTATTATTTATTATGATTGAAGAATTTGTTAAAAATAACATCGTTCAATATGGAGATTTTATGTTAAAATCTGGTGAAAAATCAAGTATTTATATTAATTTAAAAAAAATTATTAGTTTTCCAGAATTACATGGTAAAATTAGTGATATGATAGCATCAAGAATAACATCGGGTGTAGATTTAATTTGTGGAACACCATATGGTGCTATTTCTTTTACAAGTTATATATCAATCACTCAAAATATACCTATGATATTTTTACGTAAAGAAACAAAAGATTATGGAACACAGCAATTGATTGAAGGGAATTATTCAGCAGGACAAACTGTAGTATTAATTGAAGATGTTACGACAACAGGTAATAGTGTTAGAGAAGCTGCAAAAAAGTTAGAACAACATGGTTTAAAAGTAATACAAATAATTACTGTTTTTTCAAGGTCAACTGACTTATTTTTACAATATAATACAATAGGTATTGAATATTTATTCCATCTTACTGATTTATTACAAACAGAAACAGAAACAGAAAAAACAACTGTTCAACAAATAATGAATGAGAAAGATACGAATATTTGTTTAGCTGCAGATATTGATGATATATATAATATATTTGAATTAATTCATAAAGTAGGTAGAGATATATGTATTTTAAAAATTCATAGCGATATTATTTTTAATTTCCATGATAATTATTCCCACAACCGAGATATGTTAAATAAATTAAAGAAAATGTATAATTTCAAAATATGGGAAGACCGAAAATTTGCAGATATTGGACATGTAATGAAAAGACAAATTAATAATCATATATCAGAATGGGCAGATATTGTATCAGTACATCCTATTTCAGGTAGAAAAAGCTTAGAAGAAATAAAGAATATTGATATTATTCTTATTAGTGAAATGTCTACAGATGGTCATTTAATGAATGAAACATATCAAGAACAAGTAATTGATATAGCTGAAAATGTAGAAAATGTAATAGGAATAGTATGTCAACATAAAATGAGTGAAAAATTATTACATATTGTTCCAGGTAT